CCAGCTTCGTCAGCGACTTTCTCGCCATCGACTTCTGGAGCTACTTTCGCTTCTTCGAGAGCGTCTTCAGTTTGTTCAACTTCTACACCCTCTAGTTCTAAATCAGACATGGATTTCTCCTTTAATTAATTGAATACAGTCTATTTATAAAAATTTATAATTTGGAAATAAAGTGTTCGAAGACAGCTAATTTAGTCTCTTCTAACTCTTTGATTGAAGCAGTTTGTATCTTGTTCTGATACTGGGCTATTTGTGCTTCACGAATCACTCCATTCTCCCAAACCCATTCTTTTCCTTCCATGATGCCTTGAACAAATGCATCAGGAGCAGAAGGATCAGCTACAATATCAGCTGCAGTTGCTAAGTAGAAGTCACTTTGAACTTCGCCAACACCGCCTTTGGTTTGTTTGACTGAACCCATACCACGAGATGAGACACCTAATTGAGCACCCTCATCCATTAATGACTTAACGATAGCACCATAAGGTGTTTCAGTCATAATCTTCGCACGACCCAAAAAGTTTGAGCCATCACGTTTTAACTCAGTAATCATATGCGACACACGCTCTAGGTTTATGCTTGGACCTTGTGGATGACCAAGCTCGCCATAAGCGCGATTCTTCTTAACATATGCCTCGTTATATCTATTTATCTCTTTGTCCAAAATCTCTGCAGGATACACTCGACCGTTACGGTTCTGGATATCGCCTTGCAAGAATACACCCTCGATGAAATACGACTTCTTGCCGTTCTCTTCTTTGGCTTCTGTGATATAATTAATATCTTCATTTACTTCGCATATGAGCTTCATATTAGTAACCTGCGTTTGCTATAGCTGTGCCGTAGAAAGTTGTGGCACCACGCAGACCTTGACCGTCTGCTAAATGGACAACAATACCTGAGCCAGCAGCAACATATACTGTTCCGATGTTACCACCATCTGCAGCATTGCGGACAGTTGCGACCGCAGCAGCAGTATGTGTATTGAATACATACACAGCGTGTTGACCAGTTGTTTTGAATTTTGTTGTGCTAGCAGCGAATACTGTTGCTGTACCTAGTACCTTCATGACTTACCTCCGAATGCGATGTCAACCAACTGAAACATTCCTTCAGGTGATTTCTCTAACATCTTCTCAGCCTTTGCTGAATTTGCAGGGTTTAATTTATTTAACATCTTAACAAGAGCGGCTGCAGTAGTCATGTCAATTGTCTCAGACTTACCGTTACCAAACTTAACTTTCTTGGCAGACTTAGTCTTTACAATATTGTTTAACTGGTCGACAACTTTGCCTTCAGCAAGGTCTGACACTTCAACAGCTTCTTCACCTAGTTGTACTAGGAATTTGCCACCAGAGTCTTTCACAGCCTTGCCTTTATGCTTTTTTGCGAGCTTATCCGCCTTTGATTTATCAAAGAGACCAGCATCAGCGTATCCGTCGTCAGACTCGCCAGTACCTTTTTGATTCAGATACTTTTCTTCAGTAATCTCTGCACGATCGCCATCAAACTGATGATCGCCAGCAACTGGATGTTTTGTTACAGTCATCTTGTGCTTGGCTTTAAAGTCTTTCTCGCCTTTAGGCTTTGGCTCAAGTAAGTCCTTTTCGGTGTTGTCATTTGGACGCCCACCTGATGCGGCTTCAGCTACGAATGACTTGAATCTCTTGATGGGCATTGTTAATCCTCTGCTTCTTGGTTATCTTGTGACATAAAGTTTGTTGAAACCTCATGTTTTTTAATTTCTACAGAATCTTTAATTTTGTCCATCAATAGGTCATTGACAACATCTTTAAACCCTGTAACATCACCCTCAGCTGCCTTATTGATTGCGTCTAAGGATGTAACTGTTTGTTCGTCGCTCATAATAATCTCCAATCTATTTTATATTTATAAGACAAAACTCTTACATTTCGTCATCATCACCATCATCTTCTTCTTCGATCTCTTTGTTCATCGTCTCAATATCTTCTTCTGTCTGCATCAATACGTTCTTGCGTATCCATTCAGTAGAAAAATACTTGCCTGTATACTGATCGACATCTTGGAGTAGCGATAACCTTTCGCGCATCACTTCAGATGTTTTCAGCTCAGAGAAGTGGTTATCTTCAGCAAAATCGAAACGAAGTTTTTTCCGTATCTCTTTCCACTCTTCATTTGTGACAACACCTTTCAAAAGCAATTGTTTCTCTAGAAGAATTATGAACAACTCTGAGAAGCGATTTCTTAATCGTTTCACAAACTTGGAAAATTTCAATTCATCGCGTGTTATTTCAGAAGACCTGCCGAGATTGAACTGTCCGTCAGACTGTAATCGTGACGCTGGAACATTCAGTGACTCATAAAGTTTTCTTTTGAAGTATTCAACATCATCCATCTCTCCAAGGTTTTGTCCTCCTGGAAGTGTGGTGATCTCTGTACCGCTGCTGCCCTCTCTTCGCGGCAACCAATAATCTTCAAGCATAGTGAGAAACTTGCGGTCATCTCGCACTTCACCAGAGTTGGCATCATACACTAACTTGTTTTTATGCTTAACCATCATATCACGCAAGTATTGCTCAGCCTTAGCTTTTGGCAAATTACCTACATCGATATAAAAGATTCTTCGTTCTGGTGCGCGAGCGAGACGGTATATAACTGTCGCGTCTTCAAGCATGCGCAATTGGTTCATTGGCTTCACAGCTTTCTGTAAATGCCCAACAACCATACTATTCATTTGATCCATAACACCGCTGTGGACGTATGCTATAGAATCAGTAGCAATCTTAACACCTTGATTGCCAGCACTCACTCCTTTACCAGAGTAAATGAAATATTCGTTGTATTTTTTATTCACGACACCTTGTCTATCTTGCTGTCCTGCCTGAGTTTTTTTCTCAGTTCTAACTTTTTTGATCTTTCGTGGATCAATATATCTCAGCTCTTGTATTCCACGTCTAGGATTAGCTGTGTCGATCATAATATGATAATATAATCTGCCATCAACATACCAGTTACGGAAAGTGTCATATCCATTCATGCCAAAATTCAACAAGTCTAAGACATCATCAAACTCTTCTCTGATGCGTTCTTTTATTGCGTCAGGTTGGTCAAGATCATCTACAACAACCTCAACAGCAGCCTTATTGTCTTCAAAGACAATCGCCTCATTGATTATATCATCTACAGCCTTATCACATTCACTTTGGTGTGATATTTCTCTGTACTTTGTGATCAACGCAACTTCTGTTTTAGCATTACCTTCAAGATCAACTGTAGTGCCGAAAGCACCCCCAGCATTTACATCTATCGTACCATCAGTATTTGGTGGTGGTGCGAAAGACTGCACTGTTGCAGGTGTGTCATCTTCTTTGCGTCCGATCTGGAAACCGAAAAGTTCTAAAGCCATCTTGATATTATCCTCATTATTAATAGGGGCAGCATAGTATTTATGCGTACCCCCAGATCACGTTTTGGACTAGATGCCGCCAGCATTGCCAGTAGTACCGCCTGTAACTTCCCAATAATCATACTGGAATGTCACGCTGTACTCTTGGATTGCTTCGCTATCCCATGCCAAGTCAATAGTGCCGACTTCAGATGGATACAAACCAACAAAGTTGTAAACACGGAGAATAGAACCGTCCTTACCAAACTGTGTAATTTGAGCATTAGCTTTATATAAACTTGGAGCAGAACCAGACTGATTCACATTACCTTGGGCAGTGTTAATCGAGTTTGACCATGCTTCAAGAGAGTTACGAATTGCAAAATCTTCATCATTGATGATTGTCGGTGCCCATTCAGCATAAGTGCGATTTCCAGCCAACTTGATTTGACGACCGAAGTATGGAACTTCAACCGTACCAAGTGTAGAGGCAGGAATCTGCGCAGCTTTCACCATGAATGGTACTTGTGCGTCAGCAGCACCATTAATTGGATTTGTTATCTGGACTTGGAAGAGTGATGCTCGTGCACCACCCCCTGTCAAAGCTCCAGCAAAATCATTTACGTTAAACGCCATTGTTTTATCTCCCGATTCTTAATCGTTATATTTATGCGCGACCAACAATCTCAGAAAACTCAACGCCACTGCGTACAGCAACAAAGTTCAACTGAATAAAGTTGATTGAACGGGCTGG